TAGCACCTACGCCGCCCACGGCAGCGCCTCCAAGCCCCCCAGCAATGGCCCCTCCAAGTCCCCCGATGATGCCCCCACCAAGCCGCCAGAGGTCTTCCCCCTTCTGCTGTTCCAGCTTCCACTCGTCCAGCGCCCGGCCGTACTTGTCGGCCTGGCTCTGACCGGTGGTGCTGGTCAAGCCTCCCAGGGCTTGCATGGCCATGCCCTTGCGCTGCGTAGCCAGCTTGGCTGCCGTGTCGGTGTACGCCCTCTCAGCCTGGTTCTGGCTGTAGGGGCCGAACACGCCGCCCATCTGGGAACTCGACAGCGTTGCCTGCCGTGCCGCGTTGAGGATGGGTGCAAACTGCGGGTCGTTGGGGTCGAAGGGCATGTTCAGCTCGGCAAAGAGCTGCCGCCACTGGTCCAGAATGGTCTCCATGGGGTCCTTGGGGGACCCTTGCTTGACGGTCTTGCCGGTGCCAGCTAGCGGCCTGGCACCTTCTGCACCCTCTGCACCCAGCCCCCCGGCCGAGGGCATCACCGGCAACGCAGAGGGGCTACCGCCCGCCGGTAGCCGAGGCTGGTAGGTTTCTTCCCTCTCTCGATACCGTGGAGCGGCCATGGCTAGGTGTCCATCACCAGAATAGAGAACTGGTTCACGTCGTATGCAGCACCGGTGTAGTCGAAGCACTTGACCAGGAAGTGCGGTGCTGCCACTGCGCGGGTGTCCGCCACACACACGGAAGCCGTGGTATGGGAGGTTACCAAGATGGCAAAGCTGGTGTTCGCGGGCGTGTAGGCCAGCGTGCCACGAAAGACCCCAGAAGCCGCATTCGTGGAAACAGTGAGCTGGCTGGAGTCCCCAGCGGTGCAGGCGGTACCTGCCGCCGCTGAACCTGTGCAGTTCGAGGTGACCACAGCCCATGCCTTGGGCACCAGTGCCGGAGTTGCGAGCTTGCTGTGAGAGATGGCTGCACCTGCCGCAACGTCGGTATTCGAGAGCTGCACCCCTCCACCAATCTTGTTGGTGTTGAGGAAGGAGAAGTTGTTGTTCAGGTTGACGGCAGTGGGCACTTCGCTGTTGCCGAACGTGTGCAGTGCCCCCATGGACATCTGCTCCAGCATCCAACCGCCTCCAAGCCCAATACCCAGACTCATTGCCACGAGAAGCGCCTTCATTGCATTCCTCCTACCCCACGCGGGAGATGATGTCCATGTTGGCCTGAAGTCCATACATCTCCCACATAGCCACACCGTTCTGGAATGGGGCTACAACACCATCGAAGAGCACTGCCGGCGAACCGCTACCGTCACCAGCAAAGTTCTGGGTGGCACTGGTATCCAGCCCCAGAATCGCACCCAGGCGCCTGGAGACCAGAAGCTGCGCGGCAGTGGCAAAGGCGTTCGCGGTGAGGGTGTTGTCCGTGAAGTTGATGGTCAACTGCCCAAAGGACGGGTTGGGGGTGTCGTCGAACCGCACGATACCGGTGCCGAGAATCTTCACGTCCAAGTCATAGGCGGCCAGATTGACCGCATCCACTATGCCGTCAGAGTTCAGAATCGCAGCCGCTTCGATTGCGGCCACCAGTTCGGTAAGGGTATAGACCCCTGCCGGGATGGTCAGGAGCTTCTGGTCTGGTGTGGCGTCCCAAACCCCAGGGCCAATCACCAGTGTGTCGTTGAACCCAGCCGTGATGACGTAGCCGGCCTCATCCGTAAGGGTAAACTGATGGGTGTCTCCGGCCTGGCGCAGGTTGGGGTAGATGGCCACGGACTGTGCTTTCACAGCCAGAGGGTCCACGTCGAGCTGGTTAGAGCCCAGCCGGAACGGGGTAGGGTTGATGCGCTTGGTTGCGGAGGCAGAGCTTCCGTTGTCCAGGGCCACCGTGCCGGTCAGGGCCATATCGTCAGATGCTCGAACGGCGAGAAGAATGCCGTCATTCGTTTGCTGGTTGCCGGGGGAGAAAATGACCTCTCCAGTACGAAGCTCTGCCAGCACCTCGGAGCCAACGAACGCGGTATCCGAGATGGTAGCGGTGGCCGCAGCCAGGTCTCTGGGGCTATCCCCCACCACGCCAAGCGCGTAGCCCTTGGTGGCAGGAAACCCGGCAGCAAATTGCGTGTTGGCCATGTAAATTAGTTGCTTCTCGGTTCCTAACCCCCCGGCAACTGTCATTGCCACCAGCCCAGGCAGAGCAGTGGTGTCCTCCTCCGCTACACCAAGATATTCGATAGGTCCGTACCAGCGGGCATCTCTCCAATCCTGTGGGGGGCCTTCCCGGAGGTCCAGCCACCATTGCTGGGTGGGGGGTGCGCTCAAGTCCTGTCTCTGTCCGAATGCCTGAAGGCGGTAGAACCCATCAAAGTAGGTACCCGTCATCCGGATATGCTCTGCCGGCGGGGCGTAGCCGAAGATGGGCTTCAGCTTAGTGCCCACCGGATACGGCAGCGCACCCTCCCGGTAGAACCACACGTCATCTTTGCCGGCCCAGATGACCCCGTAGGGAGTAGTAGCCACAGTCCACGGGGAAGCACACCCTGCCGCAATGTGCATCCGTAGAGGTACCAGCGTAGAAGTCCCTCCGGTGCTCTGGTCCAGGTCTCCAGTGAGCAGGAACGGGTTGCCGACCCGCCGTAGCACCAGCAGGGCAGCCTGTGCAGGCGTACCGGCAGCCGACAGCATGACCTCGGTCATGGCCCAGATCTCGTCACCGTCATCACCAGAAACGAGAGACACGGCCCGGCCATTGACAGCTAGTACGTCGTTGCCCACCACATTGTCAGTGTAGTCATCGGTGAAGATGAGGGTGTTCTTCCGGCCCGCGCCGAGGTTGCCGTAGACCATCCGCACCCGGAAGGGGGAGGCCACCAGGGGATGGATGTCCTCGTTACCACTGCCAGCAAGTACGAGTGACGTTTGAGTGCTCTGGCTGGTTTCATCGAAGCGGTATGCAAGAGGTCCAGTAGGACCGGACCATGCCGCGTAAGGCCCAGGGAGCAGGTATGCCCTGTTGTTCCACGGAAACAACCATGGCCGCCTGGAGTAGAAGGGCAGGGCACTAGGGCCGGAAGATACTGGAGTCACAGCCTCTATGCCTGCTATTCTGCCCTCCAAAGCACACGAGGAAAGATCAGAACCAGAAAACACTACAAGTACATCGGAAGTTCCTGTGGCATTGGGCAGAATAGGAGACGGAATCACGCACTGGCCTGGCGTGTTGGTGAACGTCCAAGGTCGCTCTAGACCCCCACGCTTCGAGAGCACACCGCTGGGTACCGGCACTAGGTTCTTCCCGTACCGGTACTCGCCCTTGCGCAAGGCCCGCGCGTCGTCGTGCAGGTTTACCCCCCTGCTCGTGTCCAGTGGTACCCACTTCATCGGAAGTACCTGGTATCCAGCGGGGGGCGCATCTGGTTGTATCCAGGGGGCTGCCCGAAGTCCACCATGTCACGCACGATGAGGGCGTTCAGCTCGGCACTGGACTCCGTGCGGTCCTGGTGCCCGTACTTCGTTGCGTAGTCGTAGACCCATTGAATCATGGTGCGGTCATTTGGGTACCACGGGATGGCCCCAGTGGCGGGGTCCGCCGGCAGCTCCAGGTAGGGAATGACGAGCAGGTAGTCCAGGTCCGGCACCGGCTGGAACCACAGGCGCCAAGCCGTGGTGCTGCCGTTGAGGTAGCACTTTACCCACCGGGGCCGAGCGCGGGAGGTTGCAGGGTCGGTGGTGGACTCGTCTGGCCCCTCGCCGTCCAGGGTCTGCACGCGGACCAGTCCCTGGTCAGTGAACCCGGTACGGTAGACGTGTAGGGGGTCCCGAACACGAAGTACCCCGGTGGACACGACAGACCCATCTCCGAAGTCCAGGTACTGCACGCCAGCACCCAGGGCAATTCCGGTGGAGCGCTTGTGCAGGATGGGCCAGGGGAACCGCGTCGCCATGGACCGCAGCCAGGCCAGGAACGCGGTGGTGGTTGCCGAGTTGTCGGCAAGCTCGGCCCGACCGGCCTCCGAGAGCCCCTGTGCAATGATTGCGGCTCTCGTCATCTGTCCCACGGTGCGCTACTCCTTCTTCTTGCCCTTCTTCTTGATCTTCTTGCGTTCCAGCAGGTGCATCCCCTTCGATGCCTCATCGAATTCGTGAACGGTTTCCGAGGAAATCATCCCCTTGCCCAGCATCGCATGGAACTTCCGCCGCTGCGCATCGGATTCGTAGGGCATCAGTGCGCCTTCCAGTTGCCCCGTGCCAGCGCCGAACGCTGAGGCTTGGCCGCCGGAAGCACCTTTGGCTTCAGCACCACCAGAACCCCAGCAAAGGTGCCCAGGATGGACTTCGGCACCTCCAGCCGCCGGCCCTTCACGAACCGTATCCCGTTGAGGCTGCCGTCCTTCAGCGCCTCACAGAGCACGAAGTCCGCTGCCGGATATTCCACCCGCCCAAACTTGCGCATCGCAGGCGGCTTGGGTGCAGCCGCCTTCTTGGAGTCGTCACTCATTGCCTACCTCCGAACAGGGGCCTTGGGCCTCATGTACCTGGTGAAGTCCGGCTTGTGGGCGCCTAGGGTAGGCCAGCTCCACCCACGGCTCTCTCCGGAGGTGAACTCCCGCTCCACTTCGGTTTTGAGCTGGAGCATGTGCTTGAAGTCGTTCTTCCGGGGCACCAGAATCTGGTGGTTCTGGTGCTTCGAGATGAACGTCCTGCCCGACAGGATGATGCCCTGGAAGAACCGGTCAGCAGGTGGGGGAGGCAGCACCACCATCAGTACGTGGTTCGCATCCTCCTCCCGGTCCTTGAAGCGTGGCTTCCGCACTTCGACAGTGACCGGCTTTCCGTCCTTCATGATAGGCTTCCCATGCTCGTCGAGCTTAGGCTCCTGCACGAGGACCATCTCCGGGCCCCCACAGAGGGAAACCGGCAGGTGGCACTTCGTACACCGGGCACCACTGCGCTTTGCAACCGCACGGGCAAGCGCGGCATCGGAGGGCTTTCCACGGCTAGCCGCGACGCTGGCCATGGTCATGCCCTCTTTGATTGCGTTGGGCACGCCTTCTGCCATGGAGGCCATGGCCTTGGTGAGCGCCTCGACGGAGGCGCTCAGGGATTCGATGGTAGGGGTGGACACAGGTTCTCCTGGCTACGTGAAGTCGGAGGCGACGTAGAGCTTGAGCAGGAACTGCTCTCGCGGAATGAGGGCATTGCCCCAGAACTTGAAGCCGTGCGTGCGGACCTGGTGCAGGGGGTCCGTGACTCCACCGGTCTCGGTGTAGTATTGGAGGTCCTGGATACCCAGCCACTTGGTAGACCCCTGCCCGTGGATGTACACCGGGAAGATGGTAGCCGGGTCGCTCGCGCCGGTCCCGTGGATGTTCGCCGGGGCCGTGGTGGTGGAGGTGGAAGCGGCCGTGACTGTCACTACATCCTCGGCCTCGATGGCATCGGCCATCAGGAGGAGGCTCGCATCTGCGGCTGCCGTTCCGAAGTACAGCTCGTAAGAGAAGTCCGAATCCATCCCTGTGAAGTCGAAGGTGAAGGACTCGTCATTCCCTGCCGCCGCAGAGGTCATCGAGTGCGCGATGCTCACCTGTTCCCGGAAACCTCGGTACTTGTCGATGGCAACCAGCTTCCAGTAGTACGCGGTGCTGGAGGTCAGGGACCCACCGCCGTTGACGGCGGTCACGACTGGCGTGTTGGTCCCGAACGAGTTGCCGGTAGCCACCGCAGCCGTGGTGTTCCCCAGAAGCTCGAACTTGGGCAGGAAGTTCGACTCCACCCAGCGGAGTCCACCCCAGGTGCCGGTCTCGCACACGTAGATGGACTTAGGGTCGGTGTACTGGTGGACAGGCACCCAATTGGTGAGCTTTCGCACCTGGGCAGTCACCTGGGGCGGGGCGATGGCCACGTAGCTCTGGCCGTTGGCGAGGTTGCCGGAGTCCACGGTCCCCGTCTTCACACCCTCCTTCATTGCGGTGCCCGCGATGTTTGCAGCACCACCCAGCACGATGCCTCCCTGGGGGTTGCCTCGGGGCCAGGCACCACCATCGGAAAGCGTGACATACGCCTGGGCGATGGTGTCCTCCGCGATGACCATGGTGG